GTGATCGGCAGGAAGCCTTCTGGCAGTTGCGTGTTATCCGCATCCAACAGTGCTGCATTAGCTCGGCCTTCGTTCAGGTCGAGCTTGAACGTACGACCGCCGCTATACACGTCATTTGTTGCAGGGTTGTACCCTACGACGGGTTCACGAGCAGTTTGCTGTGCGTTGAGCCCAGCAAGCGCAGTCTGCGTGCGGGTCTTCATCTGCGCCAGCAGAGCGTCAGCAGTGGCATTGGAGCCACCCGGGGCGAAAGTGCCTTGGATAGCTTCAGGCTTGGGTAGCCCCACAGCGGTGGTGGCGGCTGCGCCGCCGAGCAGAGATTCGTTCGCCTGCGCGTCGTAATCGAAGATGTTCTTCATCGGTAGCCCCAGAGTGTTCTGGGGCTATTCTAGCTCGTTGGGCCTTTATTGGATAGGGACCAGCCGTGGTTGCGTCATCATGCCGTTGACTTCTTGGCCGGGCTGGAAGATGGCTACCTGTCCACCCTTGGTGGTGACAAGAATCTGTTCTTTCCCCAACCCGCCAACAGTGTCGACTTTGTCAATGTCGTTCATCGTCAGTTTGTACTTGAACAGCTCCTTTTGCAGGTCTGCTTCTGCAGTGGCGCTGACTTCACGCATCTTGTTGAGGCCCTTGACCTGCTCGACTGCAATATCACCCTGAACCTTGAGCGCTGCTTCGTTACGTTTGGCTTCTTGCTGAGCAGCTGCGCCAGTGGCGACAGAGAACAACGAGTTGACAAACGTGTTGAGCGGCATGGGCTTTGACACAGCACGGTACTGGCCAGTTGCTGGATCGGGCGTAACCTCGACAAACCCCTGTGCAGTTTGCGCGTACTGTACCTTGGCAGCGTTGGCCAACTGGGCCAGAGCCTGCGGGTTTCCACCGATGGCCTGAGCTGAGGCATCTACCAACTGGGCAGTAAATCCACCGAAGCGGATTTTGCTGGCTTCGTCACGCAGCTTGGTAGCCGTAGCCACGTCAGGAGCGACTTGTAGCATGCGGTTAATGTCTTGCAGGCGCATCTGAGCCATGCGGGATTCCTGCTGGGCCATAGACGACAGCTTCGTGATCTGGTCAGGAGTGAACTCAAGACGCGCAATAGCTTCCTGCGGCGTAGCTGCGGGTTGCGCAGCAGGTTGTTGGCCGGGCACAGCAGGCGCACTGGGCGCAGCAGCTTGACCCATAGCAACAGGGCGACCATTCTCAAACTGGAACTTCGCTGCAGCGATGCGCTGCAAGACCTGTGGGTCTTGCATGTTCAGAGGAGCATTGGGGGCAACGCCGAGCTGCTGGGCTACGAAGTTGGTGTAGTTCTGTGTCGCCTGTGGGCTGTTGCCGGGCGCGTTCGCAGGAGACCACTTGCCGACGATCTGCTCAACAGTGTTCAGACCCTGCTGACCGTACACACCCAGTAGAGCCACGGAAGCACGTTCACCTGCAGCGGCATCGGGGAAGACCGCAAAGCCTTTGTCATCCACACCAGTTGCGCCCATACGGGTAGCGAAAGGACTGGCGATGATATTGCCGGGATTGTTGTTGCGGATACCACGAGGAGCGTTCGCAGCGGGAGCGGCTTGTTGTGATGCAGCAGCCTGTGGTTGGGCCTGAGCGTTCATGCGCTGCAACTCAGCAAAGCGCTGGGCTTCGGTCGTAGGTACGCCTGTCTCTTGGGCCGCAGCTTGTGGGCTAGCAAAACGACGCATGCGCGACTCACGCATAGCAGCCAAACTCTGAGGGCCTGTCTCACCCGCTGGTGGGGTGTACCCTGCTAGGTTGGCATATGGGGCGTCAGAAGGTGCGGCCATACCAGCCCGGGCCAAACGTGCGGACTCCGCTGCCGACTGGTTAGGTGCGGTGGGGCTCAAGAATGGCGAAGGGCCAGCAGGTGCTCGTTGTGCAGGCGCTGCAGGAGCAGCGGCCGCAGGACCGCCGATCTCTTTGGGCACGGACATACCAGCGGGCGCACCACTGGGCAAAGCCTCGGGGCCCTCAACAGGTCGCATCAGCTCTTGGCGGTACTGCTCAGTGCGAGCGGACAAAGCGTCTTGGGCACGCATGCGCTCCAGCTCGCGCACTTGGCGCTCAGCGGTACGGGCTTCGTCAGCAGCGACTTGGCCTCCATACTGGGCAGCGCTCATGCCCCCGATCAGGTTTTGTAAGTTCATCGTGCTGTCACTCCTGCGGCTTTAGTGCGAGCCTCTTGCGCGGCTTTGGTGGGGTTGCCGAGGTAGTCCTCAAGCAGCTTGGACAGTTGTGCGGATGTCAGCGCAGCGCCTTGTTGACCAGCAGTGGCTTGAGCACCATAGAAGTCAGTACCGGGCACCGTGGTCTGCAAGTTCTTCGCAGCAGCAAGAGCGCTTTGCTGAGCAGAGCGTCCGACATCCAGACCCTTGGTGTACGCAGCAGTTGCATCAGTGGAGCCACCCAGTCGGGCACGGCGAACTTCGGCGTCGATCGAGGCTTGACTCATACCACGACGAGCGAGCTGCTTGCGTAGGTCAACAATACCGCGTTGTGTTGCAGCAGTCTGCTGAGCCATGCCGCGCACGGCCATCTCTTGTGGGTTGTACAGGCTACGCGCTTCGTTAAACGACTGCGCAGCTTGTTGGTTGTTCTCACGCGCAGTCTGCTGATTCTCCTGCACGACTGCGGCTTGTTGGGCAGTAGCCTGCTTCGCTGCAGCCTGCTGTGGCTTTGCGGCCAGATAGCCAGCGAGCTGAGAACCAAACTTGACGAGGTCTTTGTTGTCCTGTCCAAACTTGGACAAATCTGCAAACCCTTGGCGAGCTTTATCGAGAAGACCGGGCTGTTTGGTGACGTCTGCAAAGCCGCCCTGCATAGCAGAAGTGGTGCCAGACCCGCCCATACCGCCAGTAATGCCCGCCTGTGTAGGTGCAGCAGCAGTTTGGAACTGGCCAGAACCACTATCGCCAACGGTCAAGCCGGGCATCGCGCCAGAGCCAGCGCCAAAGGTCGCGCCGAACGCAGGAGCTGCCGAAGGCGTCGCGGAATAGCCAAGACCTGCGCCTGTGCCGCCCATGCCCATGCCATAGGTAGAGCTACCGAGCGAGTAGTTAGCTGGAGCCGCGTTGAACGTGAAGTCCCAAAACGGAGTAGCCGCAGCAGGAGCAGCAGTGCCTTGCTGTGGGGCGAAGTTGTAGTCCGCTTGCGTATCAGCAAAACCACCCTGCATAGCGCCAGACGTACCGGAGTCCTGCTGTGGCGTGTAGGCGTTGTAGTCCACTTGCGTGTCAGCAAACCCACCCTGCATAGCACCAGACGTGCCAGAGTCCTGCTGTGGCGTGTAGTCGACGCCATCGTTGTAGCCGTACCAGTCAATCCACTCTTCCATGTTCAATTCTCCTTCGGCACGTCGGCGTACCTGCGCAACAGATTATCGAAGAATTCGCGGCCTTTGACACGCACGACATGCTCCGGGATGATGTATTCGCCATTGGCGACCCGCACAGGCTCGCCAGTGGACTCGTTGACAGTGCCGATCGAGTCGGACCGGCCAGTGCCGGGCCCGTGGATCATACCGCCCTGACGCATGCCGGGGGCAGGCGGGGAGACCGCAGCATCTGTCGTAGGTGGCACTTGGCCAGCAGGTGTGCTTTCCTGCAACGCTCGGGCTGTAGCAATGATCTTGGTCACGACCGATGGGTCGTATGCTGCTGGCAGAGGTGTCATGCCTTGAGCTGCGACGAACTGGCGCAGTTGTGGGTACAGCGCAGGGTTGTACATGGCAGCTTCTGCTACACGGCCCATGGTGGTCACTTCTTCTGGTGTCAGCTCGCCAGAGTCCATGAGCTGCTGAGCCCGAGACACAATGGCTTGACGCATCTGCGGGTTGCGCAAGATGGCGTTGACCCGGTCATTGACCGATGCGTTGGAAGGAACAGCGCCCATAGCGATGCGCCCACCGTCAGCAAACCCCATGGCCAGCAGAGGGCCCCCGTCAGCGTAGCGCTTCGTGATGCCGGGGCGTTCGCCAATCATGCCGCCGTCGGCATAGCCGCCAACCCCGGAGTTATCCGACGCTGTGGAATCAGCAGAAGACGCAGACGTGGTGTCACCACCACCGTAGGACTGAGATGGATCAGATGTGGGAGCTGCCTCTGTGGGAGCGGTATCCGCAAACCCGCCCTGCATTGCGCTAGTCGTACCCTGAGTTCCTTGCCCCATCGTAGTACCTAGCGATGTAGCGCCCATGTCGACCACGTCAATGGCTTCCTGTTGTTCTGGGGTATTGGGCGTACTGAACGCATTGACTACCGTACCTAAGCCGATCTGTGCTGCATTTACTGCAGCTGGACCAAGCGTTGACCCAATAGTGCCAAACCCCAACAGGCCAGATGCTGCATTGGCTAGCGACAAGGGGCCACCCATAAGTCCGACCGCAGTGTTGATCGCGCCGGAAGCAGTGATGCCTTGTGGCGACATCGCCTGCCCAGCCAAACTACCAATCGCAGCGCCGGGTACACCAGCTATCTGCCCACCAACCATGCCGAGTGCTGGGCCGTAATTACCCTGAGCTGCTGCAGCACCAACGCCGAGTGCGCCAGCCGCCATACCGAGGTTTTGGTTGCCGGTCACGTTGGCAGCGATGCCACCCAGTGTTGCCGCTTGGCCTAGAGTAGCTGCGTTGGCAGGAGACATCCCCGGGGTTGCGCCGAAGCCTGCCTCTGTCGGAGTGTTCACAAAACCTGCGCCGGGGGTCTCGTACTCACTGGCTGCTGGCGTTGTAAAGCCGGGGTTTACGTTGTCCAAAGGACGCGACGACGGTGTGGCCGCAGGAGCAGCCGCCGCAGGGGCAGCGGGAGTCTGAGGGCGGAAGTAATCTACCGCCGTACCACGCCCTGTTCCGCCGAAGTAGTTAGTGCCAGCTGTCGGCGTCAAGCCAGCCTGTGGATAGAGGGAGCGCTCAAGTGCGGAGGCCATGTTATTTCCTTATGTTCTGCAAGAGCGCATTGAGCGCGTTCTGAATGTTCGCGACATCAACTGCAAGCTGCTGCATGTCATTGAGCAATTTTACATAATCTGCACGTGATGGTACGTCGATGGGACCACCAGATGTAGTGATGGTGTAGTAGTCTCCGCGTGCGGACAACTGCTTCATGATTTGCCGCTCAGCAGGTTCGACGTCAATGGTATCGTTGGTTACTACACGGCCGGGGCCTCGCTGCCCCAGCATAATCTCGATGTTCTCTTTGAGCGCAGCGAGAACGTCATACTGCCACTGAGGAATCTGCTCAGAGGGAATCGCGGGTATGCCCTGAAATTTAGGCATCAGGTACCTCGCAGACCGGACATGGTCTCAGCCAGATGCACAGCCCGCACGCGGACGTTGGTCGCCACACGCACCTCGAACGTATCGGAGCGGTACCCGGCTGGGAGGCGGAAGGCATCATCGTTCTGGCGGGAAGCAGAGTACACCAGCTTCTTATTGACAAAGAACTGGAACGTGGCTGCACGGTAGCTCTGCTTGAAGTCCTTGAGGTTACTGCCAGCTACATACTGTTGATTTACCAAAGCTGTGCCCAGAGCGCCGCAGGGATCGCCACCGTCGATCAGAGCTTGGTTGGACGCCAGAATAGCGTTGTTCTCTGCGATCAGTGCTGCCTCGTCCTCGTCACTTTGGTAGTCCGCAATGACTCGTGCTGCGCCCATGTTGATAGGTTGCTTGGTCGTGAAGACCTTAGACTTCCAGTCGAGAATAGCGTTGCCGACGTTAGGCGAGTTCCACAGCAGGACTTGCCCGTCGTGAGCGTAGTAGAACCGATCGGTCTTGGCCTCGTAGTACGCAGCCGTGAAGTCGATGTCAGTCTGGACTAAGTGCCCGCCGACCTGTTCGTTGCGCTCAAACAAGAATGTGCTGAGGCCGTCAGAACCGAAGTACCGACCACGGTAGTACGCCCCATACACCAGCGAAGGCGTTACGGCCGAAGACCACGTAGCCCAACTGTGCACGTTCTTGGTCAGGTAGTCAGTGCCGATGGTTGTCGAGTACACAGCCAAGCCACCAGCCGACGCCCACACCACACCGAAGCCGATGTTGATGATGGAGCGCTTGGAGACGCATGGCAGGATGTAGTCAGTACGTGCACGGGATATGGCTTCTGGGTTGTTACCGTCGAACTTCCATGGCGTGCGGTCTGTCAGGGCCAGCAGTGTTGTACCGTAAGCACCGAGGCCCACGATCTGCGCATCCACCTGCTGACGGTACTTGATAGGCCAAGCGTGGGGCTTGCCCGGCTCCGAGAAGCAGACAGTGTTGCCGAAGAAGCCCACCATCATGCCGTTGTGGATCGCCATCAAGCCTTGCATTGTCGGCTCAGGCGCATCGTAGTCCGCAGACTCCAACACCATGTCCAAAGACGTAATGTCGAGGTCGTCCACGAATGAGGTTGTACCCAGTGTGACTTCGCCTACCTTGAGGTACACCGAGCCCGAGACAGTGGCGACAGTGCGGTAAACCCGTACTATCATGTCCGTTGTCTGGTACCCAGTGCCGTGTGTCCACGAGCTAGGGAGCGCTGAAACTGTGACGGTCTGACCTTCTTTGACGAAAATCGTGGCCGATGGCTCGGATGGCACAGACTCCTCGTCCCAGTCAGTAACGTACGTGAAGACGTAGTTGCGGGGGCCAGTCACACCAGCCAGATCAACGCGGCCAGCAGTATCAGCCGTAGACGCCTCAGCAGCGCCAAAGTTGAAATAACTGAACGTGGTGCTGTCGATGACCGTGACCTGCACGTTGGTCAGGTTGTACCCAGTGCCGCCAAACGAGGACGTGGTGATGTAGTCGCCCGTAGTCAGCCCGTGAGCTGCACTTGTAACGATAGTGGCCGTATTGCCAGCATCGCGGGAGCGCGTGACGGAGGACTTCTGCGTGAACGCCGTGGCCGTGGCCACAGGCACATCTGTCGGAAGCGGCAGGCCAAGCACATAGCTGGTCGATGGGAACTCAGCCCCACTCGTTGCCATGTCGTAGTTTGTCGCCTTTGGAGCACCGTCGCCAGTGTAGTAAATGCGCTGGGTAGTGTCACCTTCCAGCTGAGCAGTTGCCACGTCGACATCAGTGATCCAGTGCAGCCACTTGTTGTTCCCAGAGACAGGGTCTACGAGCGGGTAAATGGTCTGTACGATGCCGACTTTGTCGAGTGCCTCAATGACTTCTGAGCGCCGGTAGGGAAGCAAATCCCCTGAAGACAGGTCGAGGTTGTACGCGAACTGAGCTACCGTATCTGGCAGGAGTTCAGGGCTGATCTTTGGTGCTTCACCAAAGAATCGTTGAATTTTTAGGGCAACACCAGCCACTGCGTACCTCTTGACTTACTTCTTGACCATGCCACCGCACATGTACGGCGTGGCTTTTTTGGTCTGCTTAATCATGCCACCGTTTTTGTAACCCATGGCGCTGATCTTGGCGCGGTCTTTGGCGTCCTCAACGTCCTTGCGGGACTCGGAGACCAGCGCAGCAGTGGTCTGGTTCTCAGGGCTGCGGCGGGGCTTGTATGCACCCATGGTGCCGGGGCGGGTAGATGAGCTCATGGCATTTCCTATGCGTTTGGAATGGGCACATTGTACGACCACCGCGCCCCACTGGCTAGTGGGTGCTTACTTTTAAGCGCCAAGCACTTCGAGTGCGTGAGTAATGTGCTGGATACGGTCAGCCAAGCCAATCTCGCCGCCGTTGATCTTCTTGGTCATGGTGCGGTAGTCTTTGGCGTCGGCCTCTTTGTTGAGGCTACGCTTGTTCCAGTACCACGCAGCGCTCAGCGCTGCATACCTAGGGGCCAGAATCAGGTCGGGGCTGTGAATAAAGTCCATGTTCAAGGCGTCACCGCACAGGGTGTAGTTATCCTTGCCAGTGAGCTGGATGAGGCCACGGCCTTTGTACAGGCTGCCTTCTTCTGTTTCTTCAGTGCCATTGCCCATGCGACCGCCGTAGACCTTGTTGGCAATCATGTCTGGGTTGCGGTGGTAGGGCTGCGCGGCCTCCAGCGTGGGGAATCGACTAGGCCATACCCGGCACAGGGACTCGGCACTGTAGTTCAGGTTTTCTTGCAGCGTCTTGAAGTTGCCGGACTCGTGGGCACACTGGCCGATGAAAGCTGCCATACGCAGGGGTGTGTTGATCTCGTAGCGCTGAAACGCCTCGTTCAATGGCTCCAGCCACTCTTCGGAGATGTGCAGCGCCTTCAGTTGTTCAGCGGTAATCATTTGGCACCTTTAGCAAGAGCAACGGTCTTGTCCTGAGAGGACTTAGACGACCCAAAATAGTACGACAGCACTTGTTGGGCGCTGGCAGTCATGAAGCCGAGGGCGAAAATAATCAACTGCTGCTGCTCTGTCGGAACGACCTTGAACAACAAGATACCAACAAACAGGTATGTCAGCGCAACCGTACCAACTGCCAAGATCGGCATGACAAGTTGAGCCACACGACTTCCGCCAGCAGCGGCCAAACCAACTTCGCGAACCCGGGCGCTGTCGCGATCAGCAGATTCAGCTTTGAACTGGGCTAAGTCGATTTCCGCAAGTTTTGCAGCAGCTTCCGGGTCTGCTTGGAGGGCCTGCGTAACGGCTTCGACAGTGTCCGCAACACCCATTTTGTCAGCAATCGCTTTAACCGCCATACCGCCCAGAGGGCCAGCAACAACAGTAGCCAGTGCAGGAGCTGCAGACTTGAGGAGGGCGAGGAGTTCATTCATGATTTAGTCCCACATTGGAATTCACGGCAGTAGTAAACGATTTCAACGCCAACCCACATCAGGACAACAAAGACAATGGTTGCAAGCGTAATAGCTGTCCACAGTTCGATGTCTTCCTTGCGCTTCTTGCGGGCTTGCTTGGAGGCGTCAGCGGCCCTGCGGCGCTGTGCTTTATCGTCCTCATCCATTTGCTGACGGCGACTGACAATCTTTTCCCACACGTCCATGTGGTGAGGAAAGAACAAGCCTTTGACCTGTTCTTCAAACTCCCTTGCGCCTTCAATGGCAAGCTCAAGTTCAACGGCTTTTCCCATGTTGGAGCCGCTGAATCCGCCTGTCTTGACTTCTTCAAGCACTTTGACCGCATCAGCCTTGGCATCGAAATACTTGCCGAGCACGGGCCCGAGGCTGCGAACATCGTCAACAGTTTTTGCGGCCTTTTTTACAAGGTTTACGGCTGCGCTTACAGCCGCTAATGCGGTTAGCGGATCAATCATCTCAGTACCTCAACCAGTATTTTTGCAGACCAGACAACAACGGAGGCGACCAAGATGGCCGCGACCAGAGCTTCTGTGAAGTCTCTCACTGGCGAGCTTCTTTGTAAATTTGACACAGCTTCTGGCAGATCAATAAAATGGTGTAGACCAGCGTGGCCCACAGCACCAGTTCACTGACTTGATAGCCCATGACAGTCGCAAGGGATACAGTTGCTGGCGGGCCTGCTTTCGCTATGATCGCTGCCGCCGTTTCTGTGGTTGTGTCTGTCATGGTCAAATGCTCGACTGAAAAGTTGCCAGATTTTACTCTGGTTGCGCATCAGCAGGCAACGGTTGATTGCCCTCTGCTACCCACTTCAGGTAAGCAGCGTAGTCAGAATTTTGCGGATCAAAAGGTATGAAGGCGTTGTCAGCAATGCGCTTGATGCAGGTTGCTGGCTTGCCATATTGTTCAGATTGAAGTTGATACATGACGGTTCCTTAAAGTTCTGCGGAAGAGGTCCAACCAAAGTTCAGTTCATCACCCGGAGTCTGTCCAGCAAAAGAATCCGTATAGTTGGTTTCAACGGTAGTCATTGCGCGATAACCACCAACAATACCTGTGCTGTTAAATGCAACGACTGGGTATGTTCGTTTATTTACCTTGTAGGAAACAGTGGCAAACATATTAATAGCCCC